CTAAGTCTAGACCTGTGCCCCTTGGTGGTATTTTGGGTGGTCCACCTACAGTTACTCCACCTGTTCCTGGTGGAATACAAAGACAACCAGAAGGTCCAGTTGTAAAGCGTGATATTGCACGTGAGACTTTTTCTGCTTTTAAAACTGGTGAAGTAAAGCCAAGTAACATACCTGCACCAGAACCTGATACTAAAAAAGTAGAAGTAAGTAAAATTAAAGCCCCTGGCAAAAAAGGATTTAAAGGAACTAAACAACGCCAAGATATTGCAAAAGGCGTTCGTGGTGGCACTATTGGTGGTATGACTAGAGCACCTGGTTCTAAACCATCATTAGCAAAGTCTTTGCCTATGGCTATTGAGATTGCTCAAGAACGAGCACGTAGACGTGCTGAGTTAGATGCTATTCAAGATTCATTTCGTATATCTATGGGTAGCATAGTTAGCAGAGAAGAACAAAAAATGCTTGACCGTGCTGCTCAAGCAGCAAGAGATGCTTTGCTTGACAGAGAGGCTGCTATGAAAGAAGCCACTATGTTGAGAGATGTAGAGACTGGCGAAGTAAATCCGCTTGCAGAAAGAACTGTGCAGTCTGAAGCAGACCGCCGTGCGCTTGAAGGTATGAAAAGTTTAGAAAGATTAAATAAACAAAATACAGTAAAAATCTCTGGTGGCAATGCAGGCAAAGGAACTCCTATGGGAGATGCCAAAGATGTTGCTATGAGAAAAACAGCCAATGCTGCAATAGTAGAACTGCAAGATACAACTAGGCAATCACAAATTACAACTGCTCAACCAGGAACAGTTGGTAAAACTTCTAGTGAAACTAGTTTGTTAGAGTTAGGTCCTGCTACTGGAAATTTATCTGGCAAAACAATTATGCTTGCTAGAAATGGCAAATTAGCAAATAAACCATTAAGACCAGAAACAATTAATCAAATTACTGCAGCAGCACAAGCAGGTGCTAAATTTGTAGTTGGTGATATGCCAGGTGTTGATTCAGAATTTATTAAACTTTTAGATAAATTAAATGCTTCTTATAAAGTTTATCACACAGGTAATACGCCAAGAATACAAATAAATGTTTCTAGGCAAGTACCTATTGTTGGTGGTAAAGGCGGTGCTGCATTTGGCCTAGTAGGTTTAGGAGTAGATGCTTTACTGCTCTGGAGACAATTACTACAAGAAGCAGAACTAACAAAACAAATAACACAATCTAACTTGATGAACTAAGGATGGCAATGTTATCAATAGAACAAATCTCAGCACGCGTTGAGAACTTGCGTGAACGGTCTGCTGACCGTGACGCACGCCAACAAGACGTGCTTGCTGTCCGTAAGGGTCAGATTGCTACTGTTTATCCTGATTTCTTTCCAGAAGGCGTAGATGCCAATGTCGTTGCAAATTTTATTGATATTGTTGCGAGAGACCTATCTGAGGTTATGGCGCCTCTGCCTTCGGTCAACTGCTCCGCGGCGAATCAGGCTAATGACCGCGCTCGTAAATTTGCTGATACTCGCACCCGTATTGCTACTAACTATTTTGCTCATTCAGATTTACAAGTCCAGATGTACACAGGCGCAGACCTCTACATCACATTCGGTTTCGTTCCATTCATAATTGAGTTGGACGAAGAAGCAGGGCTACCGCGTATCCGTATAGAAAACCCAGTGGGCGCTTACCCAGAGTTTGACCGCTATGGACGCTGTATTGCCTTTGCAAAACGTTACTATATGGCAGTAGGAGAACTTGCTTCGCAGTTCCCTGAGTATGCCAATATCTTGCTTGGTAAAGAAATGTACAAAGCAGATATGAACTCACAGATTGAAATTGTTCGTTATTATGACGACCAGCAATCTATTCTGTATGTGCCAGAACGTAACAACCTAGTACTATCACAAGCCAAGAACCCAATTGGCAAGATGATGGTAGTAGTAGCACGCCGTCCATCAGTAGATGGCGAGATGCGTGGACAGTTTGATGACGTACTCGGTATTCAGTTGCTTCGCAACAGGTTCGCATTACTTGCGATGGAAGCAGCGGAAAAATCCGTGCAAGCACCAATTGTTCTACCGCAAGATGTTAATGAACTTGAGATGGGTGGCGATGCTGTTATTCGCACCGCTAACCCTGCAGGTGTTCGCCGTGTAGACCTTAACATTCCACCTGGAGCATTTACTGAACAAGCATTGCTTCAGCAGGAATTAAGAACAGGTACACGTTATCCAGAGGGACGTACTGGAAATATTGATGCCAGCATTATCACGGGACAAGGTGTGCAGGCGCTTATGGGAGGCTTTGATACACAAGTCAAGTCTGCTCAGGCTATTTTTGCTAGCGCATTACGAGATGTTATCTCCGTCTGCTTTGAGGTAGATGAGAAGTTCTTTAACTATGAAAAGACTATTCGTGGTGTAGATGCTGGTAGCCCATATCAGATTACATATTTACCATCAAAGGATATTAAAAAGGATTACTCAGCCGATGTTCGTTACGGAATGTTGGCAGGACTTAACCCAGCACAGGGTTTGATTTTTATGTTGCAAGCACTTGGGGGCGGACTAATCTCAACAGACCTTGCTATGCGTGAACTACCATTTGGTATTAACGTAACGCAAGAACAAGAAAAGATTGAGATTGAACAAATGCGTAGGTCACTAGTTCAGTCTTTGCAGGCTTACACCCAAGCAATTCCACAAATGGCAGTTGGCGGTCAAGACCCGTCAGCAGTTATTAAGAAAGTTGCAGATGTAATTAAGGCACGTCAGAAGGGTGTACCTATTGAAGACGCAGTGCAAGAAGTCTTCCCAGAATTACCTCCTGCTGGTGCTGCCGAACAAATGGTTGAGCAACCGTCCCCTGCTCCCGCAGGTGGCCCAGTAGGAGGCGCTCCTCAAGCGCCATCACTACAAACTTTGTTATCTAGTTTAAGTGCTGGCGGAACTGCTAGTGCTAGTGCCAGAACCGCAATACGGAGGTAGTAATGCCACCGCGTAAAAAAGTAAACAAGAAGGCTAAGCCAACGCCAAAGCGTAGAAGAACTACCAAAGAACCAGTATTAGTAAAGATTGATTTCTGGGCTATTGCTGCTAAAGAAGTTTATGATGCTTGTGTTCGTGCAGGATTTGATGAAGGTACTGCAATGGCATTTGCTATGGATAGGTCAAGTTATCCTGATTGGATAGTAGACCCAGTTGACCCAATTAAAAATCCATTAGATGATTTTGAGGAGGATGATGATTGATGGCTAAAGGCGGATACAGACCAACTGCACCACAAAATAATCCTATGAACATTTCTGCTACTGGAGGGAACGGACAGAGCGGTATGAATGGACAAGCAGCCACATATATTCCTGGACTACCTTATGGTGAAGGTCAGCAAACATATTCACAACAAACAGCAGCGCCTATGGCGGCGGTCAATGACACTGCTATGGTTCCTGTTACTGGACTAACTGCACCTACTGCTCGTCCTAACGAGCCTATTACTGCTGGTGTTGATTTTGGTGCTGGTCCTGGTTCAGAGGCTATTAATCTTCCTAATACACAACCAACAGTTCTTAGCGTGCTACGACAGATTGCACAAAATGACCCTACTGGTGAAACTGATTTAATTTTTCAGGCAATGCTTGAAAGAGGTCTTTCATAGTGCCAGAGATAATTGACCCCTCTGTAGCCGAACTTAGCCCTAATCTTTACAATGCCGCACGTATTTCTGGTCTAAACCCACAATCTGCTAAGTTTTTAAACCAGATGTCTAAGCAATATAACAAGGGTAAAGAGTTATTAAAGTTAAGTGAGCCTGCTGCTCGCAATAAATTTTTAGAGTTAGACCCAAAGGTGCAGGAAAATATTCGTTTGTTCTTTCCTAATCAAAGAGCCTTTGAGCCCGAAAAAGGTGCTATTAGAGAAATTCTTGATTTGGCTGTAAAGGGTGCTACTTTCCCAATTAAAGTTTTGGGCAGCCCAATTATGTTTGCGCTTGAAAATTTAGAAAAATGGGAAAAGACAACTAAGACTCCTTACTCATTAAAACGTCAAAGAGAAGAAGCAGCCCAGGCTCAAGCCTTAAATCTTCCCGTTACTAAGCGTGCAGACTTTACGCCTGGCATTATTAAAGATATTTATGATGGCAAGAACAACTGGAAATGGGACAAGGTAGATGCTTATGAGCAACGCTATGGCGTTGCACTTACTACTTTAGCCAGAGGTATTGCTGAAGGTAGAACTGTTGGTGAGTCTATTGAATTATATGGCAATGCAGATGACCCAGAAATTATGGCTGCTGTTGTATATATGTTTGATAAGCCAGAAAAGTTTAATGCCATTAAAGATGGATTAAAGATTGATGCTCAGATTTCTCCAGGCCGTGATATGGTTGAAAAGTTTGGCTCAGTTGGCAAAGTAGTTGAAGGTGATTACTGGCAGAACGTAGCCTCAAGGTTATTAGACCCACGACCAAAAGTATTTTTACCACCCAATATTTCACCAGATAGCAAGCGTGGAAAAGAAATTCTTAGACGTGAAGAAATCAAAGGCAAGCAAAAACTATCTGGAGCCATTGATGCTTTCTACACTATCTTTATAGACCCATTAACTTATTATGGTTTGGGATTACCAGCGGTAGCAAAGACTGTTGCTAAAGGTGTTGGTGGTATCCGCGTTGGTGTTCGTGAGGCTTTCCAACAAGCAGCAATGAAGACTAAGGGTCAGCGTCTTGCTGAGCAGTTTAGATTTGTATCTGACCGTAAAGGTGTTGAAGAAGGCTATGCCTGGCTATTTAATGAGCCAGAAGTAAAGACCCTTTGGGATGACCAACTTGGGCCACGTCTAAAGTCTTTGTCTGAAACTGATTCTCCTACAGCCAAAGCCTCAATTATTGAGTCTATTAAGTTTGATTTCCCAGAGTGGTATGAAGATAAAGTCATTAAGACTTTGGTGGATAACGAAACCTTTGATGCTAAGAGTGCACAGAAGTTCTTTACTCACGTAGATGATGCCAACCTTATGCTCAATGGCAGAGTCAATGGCATTTCATTCCGCCGTAATGGCATACCTTATGCCCGCAAAACCAGAACTTTAACCTCTGCTATGCACCGCGTAGCCTATTCAGTATTTAATCCTACTAGTGAAGTAGATATAACTACTAGAGAAATCTTAGAAAAGGGCGATGCTGAAGCAGCAAGAGCCTTGTCTATTATTACAAAGGTTGCTGATGAGGAAAATAAACTTCTTAATCCAGCAATTAATGATTTGTTTGAGTTGCAACAGGATGTTAGCAAGGCTCGTAGAATTGCGTATAAACTAGGAGTTGCTGCTACCAGAATACCTGGTCCTATTAAGTTTGGCGAGAACGCCATTGAGACTGCAGACAATATCCGCAATACTGCCAACTTAGTTTTACCTAAGAATATTGCTAATGCTGTAACTCAGATGCTTGTTGACCAGCCATTAGATAT